AATATAACGCCATCGCCTCGCGTGTCGCTAACTTCAATATGAGGTAACAAAACTCATAAAGGTTGAGGGTTAGGAAATTGGCCCCAACAACAATTTTGCACAGAGGCTTTTGCCCCGCTAAAACACTATGTGTATACCGGCATCCTACAAGAAGGAAGTATGTCCTTTCACAAACGATCAATACAATTAAAGGTTCCGTTCATCAATCGGGAATAACCGAAGTTTCCCTCCCACTTGTGTTGACATTGACTACCGGGGTCTCCCCCGGACCCTTCGGGGACAATTAAATAATTAAACGGACAAGTCTATGAGTGATTCTCCTGGGCAACACCACGTGCGCAAACACGCTAGGCAAACATGGCAGCTTAGACCGCACCGAAAGCCAAACTCGACAGAAAAGAGAAGCTCAAACGCGCCAAGCACATCTCGATTACCGCAAAGCGATGATTTCATAACCCAATGGGAGCCTCAAAGCTCAACCGCCGCCAACGCCCTTGCGACCGACACAAGTGGTAAAACTACTACCCAATTTAATGGGTGCGAACCAAGAAAAGAGCCGCGTGTTATTCACACAAGACCACCCACGCAAAAGAGCTATGTTGCTACGCCATCTGTTCAAATTTACAACAAAAACAAATGGATGTGTTTCATCGAGCTGATACAACCATGGAGTAGGCCTCAGAAACTTTCACCACCGAAACACGCAACAACATAAAACCCTAAGCTGTATTCCTACAGCAGAACCGTCACCACACAGCACGTACACGGAAGTATGTGCAACAGACAACAAGCCGCGTTACTCGAAAGGAAATCCGTACCACTGAGAAGGCTGGACGGGATCGGAACGTTGGTAACAAACCACCGCTTCCCGTACCCTAGCCTCCAGTTCCAACTGCTCTGTAGGACTCACACCAAAAGCCCTATCAAACGATTGTCGGGATTCCCAATCAGGTTCCGCCGCCCTGATGCCCAACCGTGAGAGATCTACCCCTTTCATCTCAAACTCACCCAGATGCTCGAGTCTGGGAGCATGATTGGTTTCGGTTAAATCTCTAAGATGATTGGCGTAGGCCCACAGAATCGGCACCCCATCGGACAACACAGACTCACACAAGGAAACCCCGTGTAGAAATTCGCGTGCAAACTTGGGTTCGCCAAGATGCTGGTGACTAGAGGCTCTGCAGCTAAGTACGCGCCTAAAATCCCCAACCATCTTCCAACCCCTTGCCGTCCTAATTGGTGCAGACCGACCAAACCTAACCTCTTCAACACATGTCACCGGCCTCTCTAACACCATCTCGTGTCCAGAGATCCGCAAGGCAACGGAAGCAAAATTTGCGTGCACTCGAGATGCAGCAGCGGGCTCTACAAACAACAAAGCGTTATCTCCGTCGACAAGTGTGTCCCAGCGAACCCCGCTAAAAGAACCCATTGTACCGGAAACAACGGCCAACATAACTATGGAGTTACCCAAGCCAGTGTTGACATCGCCGCTTGCTCTACCGCCATCTCGACCAAATCTCACCCCACATTGAGTGATACCTCGGTTAGACAATTGCTTGTTTAAAAGCGTCAACAATTCCTTATCACCGGGAAAGGCTGCTCCGTAAACATTATGTTCTTGTTGCAATTGCCAAACATCAACATGCGCCTCAAAGGCGGCACCATCCACCTCAAAAACCACCGCTTCACCAACCTCGCGCATTTTGCGTCGTATGAGATTAGCTCTCTCAACTTGGTTGAGCCCCTTCGCCACCACCCTCGAGTTTCCGACACAAGAGAACGCCCCTGACTTTAAATTACTCCAAAGCCAATGCTCAAAGGGCTTGAGCCGAGATGCTAGTGCTAGATTGTACCTAGGTGATCTGGGAAATATCATCCTAGGCTTCGCGACTTTCCAGCCCTCTACCTTCTCCGCCTTCACAAAAGCCTTAAGAAGAAAATCCCGAGCAACTATCGGACCATCTTCCATCAGCGACCTATGTGCCTCCAAATATCTCCTACGCATTGACCCCTTGTAAGCCTGCGCAGTCTCGAGC